GACGGCCTCGGACCGGATCACCTCCAGATCTGGAGTGTTTTCCATTTCGGGTTCAGGTGTTGGTGATGCGGCTGGGGCCGCTTGAACATCGATCTCTTCAGTAAGAGACCTGCCAATTCCAATTGTAGGATCTGCAGCTAAAGAGACCACACTGACCTCGTAAGGGCACCAACGGGTTGCCACGAAGTTATCGCCTCGCTCTTCCATCTTTTCGATGGAATAACCGAAGCTGATGCCGCGCAAGATATTATCTCGCACGTCATCAAGCACCTCTTGCGCAAATTTATTGCGAGAAAAGCGCACTTTTACATAACCGCGCTTCTTGTCCTCATCCACCCATGAACGCTCGACTACGCCGACAACGCGATCGGGATCGTGATTGAAAAGCAAAGGCGCGCCGTCATTAAGCCGACCAAGATCAGCCGAGCCGGATTCATGGCTTAAGACCTCATTGCCAAAGTACCGGGCAACCGGATACTCAGAACTAAAAGGAAACTCAAAGCTGCGATCATCAAGCGCTCGAAATTGAGTGACCTCAGAACGCTGAAACTTGCCTCCCTCAACGTCGCGACGAGCTTCAGGCTCCGCTTTGCGAATTGGCTCGATTTTGCTCAAAGTACTAAAACGATGGCCAACCATTGTGTCAGTAGCCTCATCATCGCGATAAACACGAATCAGAGCTGCTGGATCGTCAGATGTCCCCTCAACAGTAAATTCACTGTCGGGTACAGGGATAACCCCATCACGCTCAACCTTTTCAATGCGACCCCGAGCCCGGCCACCCGAGCTATTCCATGAAACATAATCTCCAGTCTTAAGGGCATCAGGAGCAGCGCGTTCTTCGGTCACATCAGTGTCCTCAATTTCGCTCATTTTAGAGCGACCGCCTGTAGCTTCCTCGAACTCCATTACCTCGTAATTTCGCTCCTCAAGCCATGAGCGAGCTTCCGATGCTGAAAATTCATCCAAACGAAAACGAATAGCCTGAAGCTCGGCGCCATCTTCACCTTTTTTGATCCCAAAGATGAAGTCAACGCCCCTGCCGCCTTCATTGTTTTGACGGCGAAATTCGTCGTACTGGCTTGGATCACGCAGCCTTGCTGCATGTTCATTTGGATAAGGGCGCTCCATATGAAGCGCCGCATCCACAGTCAAATCACGATCAGGATCCATACGAGACACAAGTGCGTCACTCCATGTTTTACCTGGGTCGCCTCCCCAGGCTGCCCATGCCACCCTTCCTGGCGATGGATACCCTTCTTCCCCAGGGCTAAATCCTTCGGCCTTTTTGTCTACCTCGTGACGAGCAAACCATGCGCTCATTGTCCGAATCGTTTCGTCGCTTAGCTCATCACCACTAAGGATCTGGCTGGCACGACGAGCAGCAACATCAGTGCCACCCTTTCGGCCTTCCTCTTTCCAAGCGCGATATCGCCGCGCTTCCTCCTTCATCCCATCGGTCGGCTTAGCGCTCATTATTTCTTCCTCCGATTACGAGTTGGCTCAGGTTCAGGCTCCTCTTGCGGCATCGGCGCATCAGCCGCCAGCATCGGTTGCTCGATGATGTCACGATCAAGCTCAACGCCCAACTGCTCCGCCGCCGCCTGCTCCCTAGCAAGTTCGGCCAAATTCTCATCAAAGTCCCCGCCAATCTTTGCCACAATCTGCGCTTTCGTCATATACCCAGCCTGCTCCATCTCTCGATAAGCCTTAACCTCCTTCAACGGATCAACCCAGTCCCAGCCCCTTGCCATCCAACGCGGGCTGTCATAGCGCTCTGGACGGGCTTCAAAATCATCGAAAGGCAGCTCACCAGATAAAACCGCCAGCGAAAGCCACTCACGGAATACACGCATATGAAAATGCTCAATCAAATAGGACTGAACAACCTTCCAGTGCTCGCGATCCTCAAGCAACGAAAGACGGCTGCTTGAATAATTTGTTTCGCTAAAATCACGGCTCAATGTCTCATAGGAGCAACCAAAACCGCTGGCAAAACGGCGAACCTTGTTTCTGACAAACATGTCAAATTGCTGGTCCGGCGAATCAATGTTTGGAACTGTTACATTTTCTCCGGGCAAAAGGTACTTAAACATCCCAGGTTCAAACTCACTTATGCGACGTTCGTTTTCAATATCATCAGCATTCACTTCGCCTTCTTGGTTTGTAATGAATCCCATTACGCTTGCGCCGGCACGGGCTCGAATTACGGCAGCCTCTTCGTACCCTTGCAGCTGATGCGCATCAGCCATTACAGGATGGAACCAAGGTACGCCACGATGTTGCTGCGGCCTTTCCGGGATAAACAAATGGATGACATCTTCCGCAGGCAGAAAGACATGCTTGTCGTTTCTTTGCGGTGCATTCTGGAACCAGTAGTCACCTGGATGGCGCGTGAGGAAGGCGTACCGCACAGGGCGGCCCCATTCGTTGACTTCCACTCCCATCCGCCATTCATTCCCCTCGGCCAAGGTCTGGCCTTGGTATTCCTCATCCAGGTAATCAGCCTCAAGCATTTGGAGCGCCAGTGGCACCCTGCTTCCGCCGAAGGGCCGGCGAATAATTCGGAAAAGAGCCTCTCCTGATTCAGGCAACGCTCCAGTCGCCAGCCATTCCATCATGTGGAAGCTTTGACGGCCGCTTACGTCACAACTAGAAGAGCGGCACCAGGAGTTCCATTTATCCTCAATCAACTTATTGGTGCGCTCGTCGCGGCGGTTGCCTCGCAGGAAGGTCACCTGCGACTGCATCTTGATCCCGCTTCCAACCACATTGATCTGAGTTGTTCTCTTCGCCTGCTTCGCGTAAGGGTTATTCCGCACCATTTCGCGGCTGCGGTCACGCAACTTACGAAGGCTTGTGCGAATCTCCGCGTCAGCGCTGGATTGAGTGGCTAGCCAGTCACTGGTAAGACGGCTGATCATGGCGCCCGCGTAATTACGGCGACGCACCGGAGGAAGTGCCTTGGGAATTGGCTGGAGGCCAAAACGACGCAAAATTTCAGTACGGATGCCCATCAGCCTTGGTTAAAGCGAATGTAGAGATTCATCGGGTCACCGAGACCAGAAGCAATGATCTTGGCTTTATTCTCGCGTGCCACAATCGCTTTCAACCTTCCCTCCCATGCAATCAGGTCAGGCAGATCAAATCGCTTCAACGATCGATTGCCAATCCTATATTCCTGAGTCGCGCCACCAGTCATTAGAGCGCGAATTGCTGCCTGAACGTCGTCTAGGTCTTTTTGAGCTTGAGACCTGCCGTCGTAAGCGCGAGGAGTCCCTGAGTAAGCAAGGGACGCTTCAACCTCAATTTGACCCCTGCTGTACTCAGTGACAGCACCACCAGAAATCGCGGTGACAACTGCCTGGAAATACCAAGCAGTACTGGGGTCCATTTCCCGAGTTGTGGCCGCAGGGATTGTTACCTTCCAGCCATCCTCATACGCAACGCCATTCGCCGTCACGCCCTCGCCGGCAGTATTTAACCTGAAATAATAAGTAAGATTATGACTTGAATTTGTGATAGCATTGCCGAAGATGTCAGTAGTCGCGGCATCTGTCCACACCGCGTCCACCCCTGCTGCTATGGACGGTGGGATTGCCATCAGAAAACGCAATCTTTGTTCTTCGCTACTTTAGCGCTGCAGCTCACCACTGCTTAACAAAACTGCGCTTTGGAGTGGTATTAACTCTTGGACGCCTTGGCTTGACGGCCTCGCGACGCTCAAGCTGATCCCAGATAGTCCTTCTGTCCATTTTTTGGTAAAGACGATGCAAGGCCGCATACGCATAGTTCATTTCATCCAATGCTTCGTTTGGGGCCTGGCTTTTCTTCACCCACACGCGCTCGGGAAAGCCGTTCCTGAAACGCAGGATTTGCTTTTCGGCTGTCAACTCCTCGAAATAATCGACTCCAACCGTAGGGAAGAAATGCAAATATCCGGCGCCAGGGTCGTTGTGCTTCAACCGCCCGAAAAGCAAAGACTTCACAGTGTCGACGCCAACAGGGAACAGTTGTGCGCCCTTCTTTAGCGCCTTACCCTTAAAGTCAACGTCTACCTTCGATGCCTTGCCGAGCGGCGGCTTTCCTTTCTGAGACATACCTTTAATGGCAATTACGCCCATTGATGCTCTTTCTCGGCTGTACTGGTAAACCTCTTGAGTGTGGTGACCACCAGAGTCAATAGCGCAGCACAGAACCCTCATCTCCTCTCCCGCTTCGTTTTTATAAGGCTTTTGCAAAATCTCGTCCAACTGCTTCCACACCTCCGGTCGCGATGGACTTCCGTAAATCTTGACCCGATCAATCAGCCATCCTTCCTCTTCGCGGCCCCAGCCCCAAACACTCAGAGACAACCGATCGTCCTGAACGTCGCAACCAATAGTCAAGGCAAGCACTTCGCTTGGAGGTACATATTGCTGATATTTCTCGCCTGAAGCTCGATCCAAGAGAGAATCAGCGCCAACCTTCGATGCGTATTCGTCCTCCCAGGTTTCGCCCAAAACAGTATTCACAAACGTTTTTAACTGCTCAGCATCACTTTTGGCGTCTAAAAATTCCTCGACAAGGTTTGGCCAGGTCGCATTAGGGCTATAGCTATATGCCGCCCAGATGTGAAAGCCAACATGCTTGCCATTTCCGGGCGCTGTTGCTCTCCATTCACCCCTTTCTACCATCCATCTTTTCTTAGAATGCGGGATAATCACACCGCAGGATTCACAACAATACCCAGCTGTGCTCGGGTCGTTATCAGTCCATCTGATATTTGGCCACTTAAGGTACTGCATATGACTACAATCAGGGCACGGAACAAAATAGCGACGTTGATCGGTTTGCAAGAACATTCGCTCTACGCGGCTGAAGTCTTTTACTGTCGGCGTGCTACCAGCAACAATTGTTCGGTTCCAGTAGTACTCAGTCCTTCGGATGCCAAGCTTGATCTGATCGCCTTCTGCGCCAGCAGAAAGAGGGTATCCGTCGACCTCATCAAATAAAACAACCCTTCTGCTAACACGCCTAAACCCTCTTGGGCTATTGGCGCCCACCATGCTCAGTGTTCCACCAGGAAACTGCTTCTGCAAAATCGTGTTTGCACCATCCTTTGCCTTCGATTCGCTCACCAAGCCCTTCAGGCAGGGCGTATCGCGCAGCATTGGTGCGATTTCTTCCTTCGAGTATCCCTGCGCATCCTCGATCGTCGGTTGAACCAGCATGATCGGGCATGGATCCTGGTGAATATGAAACCCGATTGTGTGGTTCAAAATCTTTGAGTATCCAACACGCGCACTTTTCATCACAGTCACCTGCTCAAGCTTTGGATCCGTTATTGCATCCATAATTCCTTTTTGATAGGGCAAAGTGTGCCATCTTCCGCCTTCAGCGCTGCTTTCTGCGCTTAAAAACGCATAGCGATCTGCCCATTCGCTCAAAGTCAGCTTCTCGGGTGGCTTAAACGCCTTGTAGGCCGCTTTTTCAAGGCTGATCAGGTTATCTTCACTCATCACTAACGCTTTCAGACAGGTCTTCAAGGGTTTCACGCACAATATCCTCTAGCACTGTCACCGCTTCAGTGTCTAGATCCGGTATTCTTTGCTTGGCTTTAGTAGGAATACCCAAAATTTTTGTCCTCGCTAAAGTTACAATCTCAACCCACTTCAGCTCAACATCTTGTGCTTTTACAAGTACTCCTTCTTTTTGCTTGCGATCCAGCTCTAGCAGCTCAGCCTTGAGGTGCTCAGTGCGCGCCCTGGATTCGTCGTAGTCAGGAATTGACTCTTCCGTCTTTGCCATCCTCGGCCTGGCAGGAGCAAAAGATCGCTCGCCAGCCCTTGGCTTTGGTCCTACCCCAATTCGCTTCTGAGTGTTCTTTGACCAGTGCTCACGCATGGTCTCGCTGTTGACCAACTCTCGACCATCACTCGTGCGAACGACGGGCAAGCGACCAGTCTTCACGGCTGCATAAACCGCCTCTGGAGTTACGCCCATCGCGCGGGCTGCCTCGGCCTTGGTAATTAGTGGCATAGGCGAATAATACATCGTTCTATGTAGCGTAAAACAAAATTCAGTGCTAAGCTGTCCGGTTTTGCTTTTTTAGCCGGGTAAGGGGACGAATTGTTTCGTATATCAAAACAACTTTTGGCGGCAGTGCCTAGGAAAATAAAGCGACCCGAATTACCT